GCTTTGGTGTGTTGATTCACACTGGAGCAGAGAGGAGTACTCAGGTTGTTCTTGGGATTTATGATCTCGAATGTGCAAGAACTCAGATACTCAAAATTACAAGTATCGTTGTACAAGTCTATTGACCAAAATATTCAAAATTTAATGTACGAACCAGATGGAGTACACGAGCGAATGTTTTCGGTGCAGTAAAACCGTACAAATAAATCATACTCCCTCTTCGGAGGAGATGTCCAACCCTAGCCCACAAGGGATTGTTTTGTGTGCAAAATGCTCTGCGGAGCGCCTGGAATCGCAGCAGATGATAACATCAGCTGCAAGATCAGTAGTCGAGTTCATGTTTGATACTGATAGATCTGTAAGTCGTGCAATACGAACCTTAAGTTTTAGTATGGCTGAATTTGGTGATGACTGCTTAGGTGCCTTTCAACAAGTTTATGATTTTAGTAGAGCAGTTGTTACAAGAGATTTTAGAGACAAACACGAACAGAACATTGATTATCTGTCTCTAATGTTGGTTTATAATCAACAACTTTATAAGAATTCTCTCTTGAGAAATTTTTGCGGAGATTGTTTGAAGATTCGATATGCACCCTTTAAAGAGACTATTGTTTTTGAATTTGATTCAGTCTTTACTGGGTTTGCTGATATTGCTCAACACATGTTGAATCATGAGCAAATGAACCCATATATGCCAATAATGTATATTTTGCGACCTCATTGTGTTTCATGTCCAGTGGGGGATAAACGTTGTATTTGGAATATTTTACGTATGTACACGGCTCAGATTATTTTTGAGGATCAATCTGAGCATCGTGTAGTTAACGGTCAACGTGTTTGGCATCAAGGGTGGATTGAAAAACAAAATGCAACGATGTGGCTTAGCGTTAAAATAAAGATCGGAGTGGTCGGACAGCCGTGTGCTTATCGAGACAATAATCGTTTAGCTTCCTTTAGAATTTGCTGGAAGTGTCGTCATATCGTCGCTTATTGGACGAACGATACCGAGGTTGTTAATGTTGAAGATCTTACGTTGACGTGTGCTCATGGGGATTTTAAAGTGTTTCGGAAACAGGGAGTTTCTAAAAGCTATGTTGATGCAGTTAATAATTCTCGTTTATTGGTATCTCTAGAAAGATTTTATCAAATATATGATCC